TGTTAGAGTTTCCTGTGCTGATGGTGATGTAGGCACAGGTCGCAAACTCTTCTTCGGGCTGACAGAATTTACCCGGGAGTTCGCCAAGTGGGAAAGGGGCAAGGGCCCCCGACTGGGAGACGTGCAGGGCAAGCACGTCTTTAAGCAAGCTGACAAGGGTCTCAGACCGAGACGTATGTGGAGGAAGGACCGTTGGGTCGTTCGACGCCAGCCTCTCCCGTGTAGGAGAAAGTTGTATCACGGTGGTTCCGACTATTGTGTTGACTGCGGCTGGGTGGAGCTCCCAAGCCAAAGGTCCGGCCACGTGCGCGTTGGGTGTCTTCCCCCCATGCACGGGAACCCTAAGCCAGTGGGCAACCTCATCGACAGCCGGGTCGCTGAGGGAAATTGCGTATCCCAGCCAGGAGAACGCGCGACAAAGCACCTTGAGCAAGTGCTGGGTCGTCACCGGCCAGCCACCAGGAAGTTGGCTGAGTCCTGTGGTAAGGACAGGCTCCGTCGCAGAGCGCGGTGGGTGAATTCCGTACAGAGTTCACTCGGCCTAGCGCCTGGCCTAGTTTCTTCTCTTGTTAAGGGGCGGTGGACACCAGACCTCCCCCTTGACGGTGGATCCTTGGCCGGGCGCTTCGCAGCCCTGCTCCAAGGCGGAGTGAAGTATTTGGGACCCGGTACAGCTCAAACGCGGGACCTCACGCCAGATGAGCGCAAGGATGGTGTCCAGGTCACGGAGACACCTTTAGTTCGGTTGTTGGTTGGGGACCAGCAGTTGTGGTTCTGTCCCGAACTCGGCGCTTATCTGTCATCTCTTGCATGTTTTACACCTCGAGACGAGTCTCTTGTGCTTCGGCTCAAGTTGAGGGCTCTCGAGTGGTGTAAATCCCGTTTCATTGAACCGTTGAGCGTGGCTGAGATTATGCCCTTAACGGTTGCGATCTCTTGCTCTGTAACCAAGGCTGAGAGCAAGGCCGTTGAGATCCTTGAAACGGACGGAGGTGAAAGACGTGAGGGACGGGTCAAGTCTGAGGGTTGGGGCGATTGGTTCGGCGGCAAGGCCTCGAGTCTTGTTTCAGGCGTTCCTTTCGGCCCTTGGTGGAGGAAAAAGACCTGTGGCTAGGACAGCCAGGTGGTTTCGGTGGGCATCTGTACGGGCAGGACAAACTGGTTTGAACACCAGCTCCGTCGTGATGCAACGTTATCCCTGAAGCAACCACTTGGCTGCGATCCAAAGCAAGGTCGTCGGATGTTCACGGCATGGACACAAGATCTCCCGGGTTGTTGGGTGCCCGGCGTCCATGCGGATTGTGGTCACAACGAGTTATCTGCCCTTCTTATGAGATCACTCGGCCCCACGCCCGGTCCGGCTGAGCCGTTTAGGGGACCCATGTACGATTCTTTCACTAGAATTGTCCGGGTCGCGCGGCGATATGGCGGTCATAGATGGGGGCTTCTGGAAACGGCGCATTCTTATAAGGGTGCCATGCGTCGCAGGTACGTGGAGGCGGAACGTTCGCTGATGTTTGATGGGCCTTTAACTGCTCGCGATCTCAAACTGAGGGCGTTCCTGAAAGCTGAGAAAATCAATGTCGACCCTAAGTTCCCTAAGCCTAGGATGATCTTTCCACGATCGCCTAGGTACAACTTGGTGTTAGCGTCTTGGCTTAAGCCTTTTGAGCACTGGCTGTGGGGGAACCTGCGCAAAGTAGGCTCACTCCACGTACCGCCAACCAGAGTTGTGGCCAAGGGGTTGAACCAGACGGAACGTGCCAATTTGATCCTGCGTAAGATGGGTCATCTGTCTGATTGCGTCGTGATGGAGGTTGATGGAAAGTCCTTCGAGGCTCACTGTGCTGCTTGGATGCTGAGACTGGAGCATGGAGTTTATACGTCGGCGTACCGGGGCTCTTCGGAGCTCTCCTCGCTACTCTCCGTGCAGCTTCGGTTGTCAGGTTCGACGCGCCACCTCAGGTTCTCTCGTGATGGGGGGCGGGCTTCCGGTGATTTTAACACCGGCATGGGGAACAGTCTTATCATGTTGGCCGTTGTGGATTCCGTTATGAGGTCCCTAGGGATCCCATTTGACTCCCTGGTTGACGGTGACAATGCGCTACTGTTCGTTCGTGGGCAAGACCAGTCCAAGCTTCAGAGGTTCCGTGGGTTGGCTCATCGTTTCTCTGGCCATAATATGGTCTTAGAGCGTCCCGTCAAGGTCTTCGAGAACGTTGTGTTCGGTCAGTCTAGTCCTTTGTGTGTTGATGGCGTCTGGAAGATGGTTCGTCCGTGGTCTAAGGTTGTCTCACAGGGCACCTCCACTCACATCCATCTGAGAGAGGCCAAGGGTGGTGCTCGCTGGTTAGCCGGCGTTGCCCGCTGCGAAGCTCATCTCAACAAGGGCGTGCCTGTGGTGTCACAATGGTGTTATTGGCTTTCCCGTCTCCTTCCGTCCCGGCCGCTTTCGTCAGATGCCTACCAGGATTACGCTTACATGGGCGTTCCTGTGGAGTCTGTTCTTTCGGCCCCAGTCCCCGTGCCTCTTGTCGGGGAGAGTACGCGCGCTAGTTTTGAGACAATGACCGGGCTTTGTCCCGAGTCCCAACGGTGTTTGGAATCCTTGATTGCCCTGTCAGCGAAGCCCTTCGGGGTGAACTCAGAGGACACGTCGGTCCGGGCCTCTTTTCCTGACGCACTCAAATGGGCGGTGTTGGAGGATTGCACCAACCATAACAAAACTTTGCGCCTACCCTTCCTGCCGCACGGCGAGATTTAGAGTTTTGCCACTGTCGGGCAATGATTGTTTGGAGGTGAGTGGAGTTCCCCGCTGCCAGTGATGGGCGCCAACTACATGGTTGTATTAGGCCCTAGCAGTAAAGCAGTGACTTGGCCAGAGAAGGCGGCATCTGTCTGTGTGTGAGCCCAATCGGGTAGCAGATGACCGTAGACTCCCTAATTGGGCTTCGGTGTGCCGGCCGCAGTAGTCGAAAGGCGGTGGTTCAGTGGTTGCTTGCAGCTGGCGTGTGGCCTAGTCTCCATTTGGTTGGAGTTCGTACTTAGCCACATGGCGCTCATTCTGAGGTTCGAAGACGGCACTAACAGTGCTACCGTGAGGTTTTGAAGTCGAGAGAGCAACGGGGTTCGATCCCCTGTGGGCTTGCTGAG